GGGATCCAGCCACACGTCGGACGAGCCGCGCAAAATGTAGCTCTCGGCCTCGAGCGTGCGCAGGAATGCCCGCCCGCTCTCGACGAGGAACTTGATGTTGGCGTCGTTCATCGGCTTGTCGACGAACGCGAGGTAGGCGTCCTCGATCGCCTCGTTGATGAAGTCCTTCGTGCGGCGCACGGCGAGGAAGGTGTTCGCGGTGGTGCGGTTGCCCCACGTGCGATAGCCGTCTCCGAACGAGACGATGGTGCCGACGCAGTTCTCGTTGAGATAGTTGGTCTGGTCGCCGTAGCTGATCGGCCGCGACACGCCGTCGATGCCGTAGATCTTCTCGTTCGACACCGACTTGTAGAAGCCGATCTCGCGGTCGACGCGCACCTGCACGCCGGCGAACCGCGCCGACGACGGCCGCGACACGTAGCCGTCGAGGTCGGTGTCCCACATCTGCACATAGGGGTCGCAGATGTAGATGCGCTCGACGCCGTACTTCTCGCGCGTCAGCACGGCCGCCTCGTCGGTCGTGTTCGGACCGTCGATGAAGCAGACGGCGCGCAGCTTGGCGGCGACGCCCTCCATCTCGTGCGCGATGGGGTTGCCGACCGCGCCGACGGTGCACGTCGCCGTGGCCAGCGTGCCGCCGGAAGGAGCCGCCGCGATCTGGATGACCGGGCCGGCGGCGGCCGTCGTGTAGCCGTCGCCCGGCCGCTCGATGACGAAGCCGACGACCTGGCCTGCCTCGTCACCCGTGCCGAGGATGGAGCGGATTTTAGCCGTCACGCGCGGCACGTTGCCGGCCTCGGGAACGACGGTCACGGCAGGGGCCTCGATGTAGCCGGCGCCGAGCACGCCGGGCGTCACCGTCTCGATGCCGGCCGACGCGAGCGCGTGCGTGAAGCCGGGCGCGATGAAAATGCGCGGCTTGAGCTTGCGGCCGTAAAGGCTCTCGCACTTGAAAGCCGCGTGCACGCCGGTCTTGGCCGTCGCGTCGCCGACCATGTTCGAGAGCGTCTCGGCGCTCGTCACGCCCTCGGCCACACGCGTCACGTAGACGTACGCGCCGAGCCGCTGCCGCTCGCCCTGGTCGAAGATGTCGTCCCG